TGTGATTATGCATACAATCTCGACGAGATTCTAACATAAGATCTCGATGATGTCAATGAGTGATCTCGACTAGATTTTAAGAATATCCTAGGATCTCGACTAGATTTTGTCAAGAGGTCTCGTCGAGGTCTTATGAGTATGGGTGGAATGATTTGAAGTCCTTATGGGAAATTTCTCTCGGGCCGGTTGCGAAAAAATGCGCGGTGTGCTATACTGGAAGTCTAAGACCACAAGAACTCAGCACATTTCCATAAGGTTTTAAAGATATTTCATAAGGTTTTAAAGATATTTCATAAGGATTTACAGTATACCACATTTCCATTCTCAATAAGAACTTGCAATTGAGAATCAATATCAGAATTTCATAACATATGCATAAATAACACCAGTATATTTTTACCAATCTGTGGCATACATTTACACCATCACCAACCTTGAAAACAACAAACCTTATGTAGGTAAAACAGAACAACCTAACCCATATGATAGATGGAAACAACACCTACAATTAGCACGAAGTTTCAATAACTTAAAAGAAAACAATTCTGCTCGATCCATGTACATACTTCGAGCAATCAATAAACACGGAGCAGACAAGTTTAAATTCAGAGTAATAGAAGAGTGTGAAGATAATAAAGTAAATGAACGTGAAAGATATTGGATAGAAAAACTTGATTCTTGCAACAATGGTTATAACATTACATTGGGTGGTGAAGGTATAAAAAAACCAAAGAAGTATTGGTCAAATCATCCATACTCTAAAGCAGTGAGTTGTTATACATTAGAAGGTGAATGGGTTAGAGACTATGAAACTATAGGATTAGCAGCAGCAGATGTGGGAAATGGTAAAGGAAGATCACCTATAAACTTTTGTATTAAAGGTAAAACATTTCAAGCATTTGGATATAGATGGAGTTGGAAAGGAGAAGAACCAAAGTTAGTACAGAAAAGAATAAACATTCGCGGATCAGTATATGGAATCAATCCATTATTAAGTCAAATAAAAACATGGAAATCACAAGCAGATGCAGCAGAAGAAATAACTGGAAATCGTAAGAACAATAATGCCATTCACCAATCATTAAAAAGTCCAAATGCAAATAAGTTACAAGTAAATGGATGGTACTTTTTTCGTAAGAAACCAACTAAATGGAAACCAGCAACATATGTAAGATCAACTGAACATTATAAAAAAGCAGCAGCAAAGAGTGCAGAAAAGAGAAAGCAACCTGTATATGGAGTCAATATTAAAACTGGAGAGACTATAGAATTTAATAGCATAAGTGAAGCATCCTTTTTCCTTAAAGGAGAGGGGAATTATAAAGCAACACCTGGTATCTCAAACAACATTAAAAAAATAGAATCGGGTGAAACTTGGTGCAATTCTTTTGGATATAAGTGGTACAAAAAATAACTTATCTTTCATAAGAATCTAACTTAAAAAGACACTCCAGGTGATGTTTTTGTTCCTGGAGTTTAATATCATGATAATACTTTATCATATGTTCTCTTATCACCATCTCTTCATCAGACAGAGGAATACGAAAATGGTTCTTATACCTTAGGTTTTTGCAGAGGCGATTAAACTCTGGTAATGTAAGATCTAAGAATTCTTCGTAACTCATAAGTGAACTGTTTTCTTTTATTTAACCATAAGAACCTTCTTGAAGCAATTGAATGTGTACTTGCAAACCTTTCTTAATTCTATCCTTCATCTCATCAGAAAGAGAATACTGATCTACTATAGGAATGAAATTACGAATAACTTCAGACTTATACTCAACATAAGCATTTGCAGCATCTTGTGGATTATTATAATAACCAAGATGCTTTCCATGTGACTTTTTAGTTTCTACATTATAATAACTACATCGAGAATTATACTTACGATGATTTTTATGAAAAGAAACCCCGATTGGATATTGTCCTCTAGCAGAATCACTTTTAATAATTAAACAGTTTATTTCTCTAGGAATAAAAACACAATTCTCCGGAGAATAAACTTTATTTCCTGGAATCAGTAGATCCTTATCCAAATGATAATTAAGATCATTCTCTTTCACATGAGAATCATACCATTCTTTAAACTTCGAAAAATACTTCCATTTATCAGATACAGTACAACCAATATAGTGTGGATGTGTTTTATGAAATTTTTCATCATAAGCGCGGCGGATCATTCCATTCCATCTTCGATATGATGGAATTTTCTTTTGAACTCCATTCTCATCAAAATACTTAGTTGGAATGTCTAAATCATTAATACCAAAACCATATATAAGTCTCATAGTTTAAATCCCCCTTTAGTTAAATCTTTGTGACCATAATTCCACAGAACGATTGCGAAGTTGCCTTAGCATTTCAATTCTTGGATTTTCATCGTTATGATACGCATCCCAGTTATGCATCTCTTCAGCAGCATCTAATAGATGAATTAATGCAGTATTCACCAGTTCATGCTCTTCTGCATTCAGAGTTAGAGTAAGATTCGATTCAATCATTTGGAAAACCTTTGATAAAGATAAGCAATTGCACTAAGAGCACCTAGCGGAACAATGATCCACCAGTATTCAATGAATAACCATAAGAGTAATATTGCAAAAAATGCTGAACCATATCCAGAAATATCTGGTGTTGAAGTAGATGTATTATTATCACTCACACGATGCAAATTAATAACTTGTTCTGCACCGTAAATTCTTTTGAATTGTTGCTCTGCACCATAATTGGTATTAGACTGCACTTCAAGTTCTTGATAACCTGATGCAGAACCTAACCAACACTTTGCTCTCCAAGTTGCCATTACAAAATACCTCTTTGAAAGTGAACCTTTGATAGATTAAAGTTGATCATCATCAGGAGTTTCAATCAATTTGCCAGTAATAATTGCAGTCGGAATGGATAATAAAATCCATACAAATAACCAGGTTAAAATTGTCATTTGATTAGGCAGCATGTACCAGTGCTTGATCTTTCACATGATCCAACAGTTCTTCCCACCTTTCATGAGACTCTTCACTGATCGAATAAGAACCAGTGCGAAGTTGTTCTTGAAAAGCATTCATTGCCATAAGCATCAATTTCAATTCCCTCGGTGAAACTGATACATTCACCGTAGGATCGTCAAAACAGTCTTTAATGAGAGTCATGAGTGTGTTCCGTTGACTCCCATAGTATAAGATACCTAGAGATACCTGTAAAGGTCTCTTAGGACAGTTTAGGAATTGTCCCCTTGTCTGAGTCTTATGTTCTGTTGTGCAAGATCATTTGCTCTTCTCTGTTGCCCTCTGTATAGTTTTTGTCTTGCATCAGAACTTGCTTGTGCAGTGTCACGATCTGCTACAGTTTTAATTCTTTTTTCAATTGTATTTGCTCGTCTTGAATCTGCTGTAGTATTTCTTCTTCTCAGTGCTGCTGCTCTTCTCAGTGCTTTCTCTTCACCAGTTTTACCAGAATATCTGAAATCACCTGCCTGACGAGTTACAGGTACTTTTGCTTCACAGATTGCCATGAACTCTTCAAAGGTTCTTTGTCTTGGATTATATCCAGGAGTTACATCACTAGAATAAGTCTGACCACCAACATTAGTTCCTAGATTCTCTCTTCTCTTCTTTTCAAACTCATATTGCTTACTTGCTGATCTTTTCTTCTTTGGAATGGGAAGACCTGTAATACCGATTTCAGTTTGATCCTTTGCCATGAGTATGAAATACTTTTTGAGTTATTTATCTGAATCTCTCACTCTAGGTGTACGATGAACACCTAAGATGTTACTTCCTCTAGTCAGTTTCTGTGATTCCAGTCCAGTAACTTTCATACCTCGTGCAATCATCTTCATCATTGCTTCTTGGGCAGATTCCAAATGAAAATACACTGCCCACATCTGTTTCTCTTGATAAATGTATCCTACCTTGTAGAAATCATCTACAATTCTCATTCTTTTCTACCATGCAAAGGACAATCACCATTTATCCATTTCTTATCATCAGGCATCTCAGCATTATCCATTACTGGACAACTACATCCAGCAGCAAGTGCCTCATCAGATCCTGGAGTTAATCCATTCCAAGGACTATACTTCTTCTCTGCAGCATCACACATCGCATCTAATTCTTCATCAGTATATTGTGATGATTGCTCTACTTTGCGATACAATGCCCAATAACGCTCTTCCCAATTTTTTCGATATTTG